ATGATGTTTGTGCTGTGCTTGAGATTAATAATCCTACTCAGGCACTGACACGTCTTGATGAAGACGAAAAAGATAAACTCATTACTAATGACTCTATCGGTCGGGAAAGAAATACCCCAATCATTAACGAATCTGGTCTTTAATCCCTCATTCTCACCAGCCGGAAAGCGGAAGCTAAACGGTTTAAGAAATGGGTAACATCGGAAGTGCTGCCTTCCATCCGTAAAAAGGGAAGCTATGGACAGCCACAGATTGATTTGAACAATCCCGAAGGTTTGCGGCATTTGTTGCTGGATTATACCGAGAAGGTGCTAACCCTGCAAAACAAGGTAGCAGCGGATGAGCCGAAAGTGGTATTCTTCGATAATTTCATTAATCTGGATGGGTTATATAACCTGCAAAACGCAGCCAGAGCCATTGGCAAGCAGCCCAATTTGTTTATCCGTGCATTAAAAGAGAAATATCTCTTCTATCAGGGCAAAACGCTGGTGCCTTATCAGGAATATGTGCAGCGAGGGGTTTTTGAGGTGCGAACAGCCATCATTGATGAAAAAGCCCGCCCGCAAACCTTCATTACCCCCAAAGGGCTGCAATATTTTGCCAATAAATTCAGCACTATCCCCGTTAATACGGCGATTCATCACCATATGCGGGGGGAAAGTTTATTATGATAAAATAAATCTACCTTTACCCCTCCCATGCATTAAACTTCCATGAGACAATAACAATAGAGCGTTATTCACCCTATTGTTATTGAGCTTTATGGCATTTACTCCATCTGATCTTGCTACCCTGGAAGCAGCCATTGCAAGTGGTGTGCAGGAAGTGCGTTACGGGGATAAAACGGTAAAATATTATTCCACCGTGAAGGAAATGCTTGATCTAAGAGATAGGATCAGGAAAGAATTAGCCCCTGCCAGCAGGCAAAGCAGCCGTATCACCCTTGCTGCATTCAGGGGGGCATAAGCTGTGAATATCCTGGATAAGGCTATAGGCTATCTTTCCCCTGAATCAGGATTAAAGCGGGTGCGGTCACGCACTGCAATGCAGCTTTTCAGCCAGCATGAAGGATTCCACAAACGGCGTTCGTATGATGGGGCGAAAAAGGGCAGGCGCACCAGCGATTGGCACACCCTTTCCACCAGTGCCAATGCAGAAACGCTGTATGTGCTAGAAGATTTACGCAATCGTGCCCGTGATCTGGTGCGGAACAACCCCTATGCTGATAAAGCTGTCCGTTCTTATGCCTCTAATTTGGTAGGAACAGGCATTATCCCCCGCCTGAAGAAAGATAAGAAATCCCCCAACCTTGCCCCATTATGGAAGAAGTTTGCCAAGAAATGTGACTTTGACGAAGACACAGATTTCTATGGCCTACAATCGCTTGCTGCCCGTGCGCTATTTGAAAGTGGGGAATGCCTGATTGTTAGAAAAAATGTTCCTAGCTCTTATAACTTAGATATTCCCTTGCAAATACAGGTGCTAGAACCTGATTTTCTGGATGGGAAGAAGAACCAGAATGTATTGGATAATGGCGGTTATATTATTCAGGGCATTGAGTTCAATCAAGCAGGAAAGAAGGTTGCTTACTGGATGTTTGATCGTCATCCGGGTGATATGGGGAAATGCAGTGCCAGCAAGCGTATTGAAGCCAAGTGGGTAATCCATCTTTTTGAAAAGAAACGCCCTGGACAAGTGCATGGGGTAACGTCGTTTGCCTCTGCCATGCTGCGGATGAAAGATTTAGCTGATTATGATGATGCTGAATTATTCAGCAAGAAAATACAGGCCTGTTTCACCGGCTTTGTCACGACCATGGATGGTGAACCCGGCATGGTGGAAACAGAAAATGATGCAAAGAGCGGTGAACGGAGTGAGAAATTCGACCCCGGCACAATGACATATCTTAAGCCCGGTGAAGATATTAAGTTTGGTACTCCTGAGGTATCTAATACCTATCCTGCTTATATGCGGGTAGTGCTGCATGCAATAGCTGCAGGACTAGGGCTTACCTATGAATTGCTTACGGGTGATTTAAGCCAAGTCAATTATTCTAGCATCCGTGCAGGGCTGATTGAATTCCGCCGCTATATGGAGGCCATCCGCTGGCAGATTATGGTGCCAAAAATGTGCGAGGGTGTGTGGGATTGGTTTATTGAAGCGGCCATTGCCTCCGGCAAATTACCCGATGCTGATTATAGCACTGAATGGACACCACCCCGTTTTGAATCCGTTGATCCCGTCAAAGATTTTACCGCTTTGCTTATAGCCGTGCGTGGCGGGTTTATGTCACTCCCGCAGGCAATCGGTAGCCAGGGTGAGGATACGGAAACCATCTTAAATGAAATTGCAGAAACTAACAAGATGCTGGATGCGCTAGGCATCGTGCTGGATTCAGACCCCCGAAATGTAGCAAAAACAGGCGTGAGCCAGCCGAACGCCCCCACTAATAATGAGGCGAATGATGCCCAATAAAACCATTGATCTACCGATGCGTCACCGTTCTGCGGAAATCATGCCGCAATCTATCAATGATACGGAAAACACTGTCACGGTTGTGTGGTCAACGGGGGCTTCTGTCCGCCGTTATAGCTATGAAACGGGTGAAATCTGCGAGGAAATATTATCGCTGGAAGAAGGGCATGTGGATTTAAGCCGTTTGAATAACGGTGCTGCCTTCCTCAATCTGCATAACAGCTATGATCTGGATTCACTCTTAGGGGTTGTCACCCGTGCATGGATTGAAAACGGGCAAGGGCTTGCGGATGTGCGGATGGATACCAGTGAAGCTGCTGTGGAAGTGTTCCGCAAGATTAAAGCGGGCATCCTCCGCAGTGTCAGTATTGGTTATAACGTGAGCCAATTTGAACGCATCCAACGGGATGGTGAAGTGCCGATCTACCGTGCCATTAACTGGTACCCATTTGAAATATCTGCGGTGTGTGTTCCTGCTGATGCAGGGGCTGGCTTCAGAAATAAACCCAACAGTAACCATTGTATAATCACCGAAACAAGGGAGAAACCCATGACTAATGCAAACCCTGCAGCAGATGCAGAAACACCAGAAACACCCGTCACACCAGAAGCTGTAAAACCTGCAACGCCTGAAGCACCTGCAGCAACAGATGACAGCAACGAAACCACTGCCATTGAAGCTGCCGTGAAGGAAGAGAGGCAACGCTGTGCGGATATTACGACAGCGGCAGGAAAGCTGGGGGTGCCAGATAGCTTTGCCCGTAGCCTGATTGATAATGGTGTATCGCTCACCCGTGCACAAACAGCACTGATTGATTATGCAGCAGAGCATAGCCCTACGGCTTCCATCCGCTCGCACATCACGGGAGAAAACAAACCGCAGAAGGTAGATGAAACTCTACCGCTTGAAACCCGTGCAAAAGCTGAATGGGATGGCAGCAATGCTATTCGTTCTGAATTTGGCAATAATTATGATGCCTTCATTTCTTTCCAGCGCAACATGGAACAGGGAAGAATCCGTCTAAGAAGCAATAGAAATTAAGGAGAATATATTATGACAACACTTGCCAAAGATCAAAGTAGGGATTTTCAACAGGGGGAGATTAACGATACCCCTGTCATTGCTACCGATATTATTTATGAGGGAGCTGCTGTTGGTGATAATGGCTCCGGTTATGCCAGACCGTTGGTTGCAGGCGATCCTTTTTTAGGGTTTGCTGCATGCAAGGCAGATAATGCGGCTGGTTCTGCGGGTGATGTGTATGTACGTACCAAGGTAAAGGGGCGAGTACGCTTAAACATCTCCAGCCTTGCTATTACTGATGTTGGTAATCCAGTTTATGCCTCGGACGATGATACATTTACACTGACAGCCTCAACCAATAGTTATATTGGCCGTGTGGTGGGGTTTGCATCCACTGGAGTTGGATATGTAGAATTTGATGCTACCCGTGCGACCCTTGGAAAAATTACCGCCCTGACAGACAGTACCACGGGTACTGCATCCGATACCCTTGCTTCTATCAGTGATGCGGCAACAAAGAATGCTATTGCCTCGCTAGCTGCTAAGGTTAACACAATTATTGGTTACATAAAATAAGGAGAATATTATGGGCGCACAAGGACTCGGCAGCCGTGCTATTATCGGCAATTTTTATAATAAACTGGAAACAACTGCCACCCCTTGGGTAGGTAATCTGGGTTTTAAGATTGATTCCGATCAATCCTCGGAAACCATCAAATGGCTAGGGCAAGTTCCTGCCATGCGGGAATTTATCGGTGGACGTGATGCAAAAGGCTTCAGTGAAAATGGTATCACCATTGTAAACAAGAAGTTTGAGGCAACACTGGAAGTGCTGGTGGATGAAATCCGCAGGGATAAGACAGGTCAGGTAATGGTGCGTA